GGTTCTTAGTGTTCTATTTTCTGTAATCCCGGTAAGATGACCGTCTAGCATTATATCATCATAAACCTCTTGTAAAAGGTATGTTCTTGGCATTTCTACACTGTACCGTGATGCTCTTGCTGCTTGCCAATGGTTTATCTCTTTTCTCCACAGCTGGCGGGAGCGTTTTATTTGATCTACCAAAAAATTGGTAACCTTTTCAACATTGTTTTTGTCTCCTCCGGAAAGTTTTAAAGCATTTTTAAATACATTGCCTCCTATAGTAGATGTTTGATGAAATTTCATAGTTTTTACCGTTTAAGCACTTTATCAAGTTCTTTGGTTAATTTTTTCTTTATATTATTTTCTAAGGTTGCAGATCTGCCCATAAATTGGCGTTTTGGCATCCCGTCAAGTCCTTCATTATGTCGCTGAGCGTATTCTTTGTAAGTGTAAAAAACCACTCTCTGGCGGTTGCGCCTTGCTCTGAAAGAGTTTCTAAGTTTATCTCCTCCTGTGTTGTGACCAGTTAAAATAGCCCTGCCTTGCTCACGCTTTCCAAATTGGTTAAGACTTCCGGCGGTACCAACTCTATTGGTTTTATATCTGGTAAGATCTCTGCCATCTCGTTCGGTTTGCCTTTTCTGCCAAGCGTTTTTAGAACCATCATTAAAACCTTGCGTTTGAAAGTTATTTTTAATAAAATTCAAACCCTCTACCTCAATAATAACTGGTAGCTTATCGGGAATAACCCGCATCGCATTGTTCAGAAGATTTTGTAAATCATCAAGTCCTGCCATTACCAGTGATTTTTGTAGGTTTTGTTGCTTTTAAGTTTAAAGAAACCGACTTCCGAAGTCGTACCATCTTCGTTTTCCTCTATTTTTGGAGGTAGATTTGCTTTCCATTCTCCAGCGGCAACTTTCTCGAGCCATCGCATTGCTTCATTATAATCTTCTGCTTGATCTCTTGGAACTTGTTTTCCTCTGCGTTTTGGAATTTCATAGATTACCAAGGCTTTGAGATATTTAAGCAGCGTTTTGTTTCTATCGTCACCTTCCTGCTCAAAGACCTTTTTCATGTCATAATAGCTGCCCAAATAAGTAATCATCACATCTATACACTCATCAATAATATCTTTCACAATATCATCATCATTATTGGTGATAAGGTTGATGATTTCCGTTGTAGCAACAGTATTTAACTCGCTTTTTATTAGAAATGGCATATTATAATAGATTTAATTTTTGGTTGTGATATTTTGGTTTTAATCTTCTGTAGATTCTTGTACTGAAGCTTTGTCTATAACTCATTACAGCTTCCATAGAACTCTCTTCGGTTTCATCTTCCGTCTGCTGCAATGGTTTGAATTGTGAGCCTTGTAAAAACTGTAGTTTTTCTGCAATGGCATCTAATAAATCAATTTCAATCAAACCGCCTTCAGGATCTGTAGTTGCACTGTGTTGGTCTAGCCAGCCATCTTTACAATAAAAAATTACATCTACAAGCGTATTCCCTTCTTGGTTCTGCTCTGTCATTGTTTCGTATTTTATGGATGAAATACGAATGAGAACGGCAGTCCAATATTGCGGAAAATCTTTTCCGTTATTTTCAAATTGTCTTCTGTACAAATCGACATATTCGAGCTGTGGAATAGTCTTTAAAGCATTTTTAATTGCTAAAAAAAGTTCTTTTCTTGGTGTCATACTCTACGTGCTTTTTTCTTACCAATTACCGGCTTTCGTCCTTCATTTCCTTGATCTTCAGAAAAACCAAAATAAGTCTGAGATAATGTGATTGCTCTCTCTAAAGTATCCGGAGCATCATCATTACTGGTAGTACCTTTTTCAAAAGCCAAAACTTGCTTCATAAATAAATCGTAATGATCTTTTGAACGAATTTTTAATGTATCATCCCAATACAGAATTTTACGAAAAAGAGCATTTGTAATACCTGCGGCTATTCTATTGTGCTTATCACCTTCTTGGTGCATTGGCATTGGTATATTAGGACATTTATTATCCTCAGCAGATTGCAGAATAATTGGTGTATAAACAGCTTGCTGCGCTGCTGTAGCATCAAAAAAGCCCATCATATTATAACCTTTTTTTAGCCACTTTTTAAACCAATTTGCCCGAACCTCCATTGCTGAATTAATTTCGCAACGTTGGCAGAATACTTCTAATACAAATAGCTTAATTCCTTTGATTGCTAACAAAACTCCAGCTTTATAATCTCCAGTTCCTGTATAAGATAAATCCCAATGATCTAGTAAGCCGTCAAAAACTTCATTTTCAGCAATATTGGTGTGAAGCATATCATGTGCTTTGAAAAGTTTTCCTTCCTCAATTGGATTGTTAAAATCTTCACGTTGCGAAGTGTAATAATCGTCACCACTAACAATTCTAATAATATCTTCTCTTGTATCTCTTTCTGGCCAGCTTGGTTTCCAATCTTTGTCTAGTAGATTTTCTCTGGTAATATTTTTAGTTGCGAGATTTGTAATGGATTCATCCAAGTGTGGACTGTCTTTCCATTGTAATTTCAAGAAATCTAAAAGTCCATCTTTTACGATGTAATTATTATTAACAATTAAACCACCTCTTTTTCTATGGAATGCTTTTACTAAATCTCCGGTAATTTTTTCACCATATTTTCTAACCATTTCCGCTCTCTTAGCCCTGTCACGATCTTCGCAATCATCTAAAATTCCTAAGTCTGGCCTATCTGCTCCAAAACGTAATCCTCTGAATGGTTGATTTAACCCTAGAGCTTTAAAATGTTTGTTATCTGTAGTTTCAAAATCTCCATCCGCCCAACTTCCATAGCTTAATTGACTTCCAAAATCTTTAATAAATCTCTCATTACTTACTAAGTGAGCTTGTAAATCACTTAATAGAATTTTTGCGAGATTTTCATTAGCTCCAATTAGTATTGGGAAATTAATTTTATTGTTTTGTTTTAAATGGGTGATATTTCCAACGTTGGATTGTATTGATTTTCCAGCACCTCTGAACTTTTTTCTAAATTGCCTAATAAAAGGATCATTATACACTTTGATGTAATCCCTAATATGAAATTGAGGTGTAGGTGCATCTCCTAAAGGAAGTCCACTATGAATACCAAAATAATAATCAAAAAAATGTCCGTAATTTTCAGGTTTTAAAAGCCATTTAATTCTTTGCTCTTGTTCTTCAGCAGTTTCTTTCACTAGCGTTTGATATGTTAGTGTCTGGATTTGCCGAGAAAGCATAAAATAGCGTTCCGTAGCTTCTTTTAATTCTGTCTTAGTCATTTTGTAAAAGTTCGCTTACATACGCATCAAAATGAGGTCGTATTTCCTTTGTTAACTCTAGAAATGCATCTCTTTTTTTTCCTGTGTTTTTTCCTGCTTTCTCAAGCATATAAGAGCAAAATCCGTCTATACTTTCCATTGTATAAACTGCTTTCTTTTTACTATCAGAAATACGGTCAAAAGCCGCCACAACTTTAGAAACATCATCCGCTTTGTAAGGCAGTGGTTTTCCTTGCTCAATCGCTAAAGCCATCTTTAACGTGAGTTTTCGGATGTTAGAAGGTTTCAAAGAAGCTAGTTCTTTTTCCTCTTCCCAATTCCCGTCATCACGCCACTTTCCAAGTGTTTTTACACCTATCCCAATGATTTCTGAAATATTGGTAATTGTAAAGCCTTTCACAAAGAGCTCTTTTCCTTGGGATTTTTTATAGTCTGCCTCAGCAGCGGTTAATCTTGCCATTACTTTCTGTATTTGCCATCAACAATTAATTTACCTTCTTCCGAGAAGTAAATGTTATTCACATCCACACCGTCATACTGAAGGTTTTTCTTTGCTTCAATCAAAATAGGTGTGATATCATCGTCGTTGAGCATTTGTTCTATTCCTACGCCCAACTCTGGGTTAGCTTTATATTCTCCCTTATAGGCGATAAGCACGTGTTTTTGATGTTGGTTATCGGATTCTCCAAGCACAAAATCACCATCTTTTATTTCGAGATCATCCGAAAATATAAAGTCTTTCATTCCACAAAATTGCACGCTATATATGGCATTAAAAAAAAGTAAAGCAACCATTGCCAAAATATTGGAAACCACTTCCAAAATATTGGCAACCATTGTTTTGTAATTTTTTTTAGGGAATTAAATCTTTCAATTTTGTCTCAGGAAATAACAAAAATGACACACGATTTTATTATTAATACCGAGGACGTAAACGAGTATAAATTCAGAGTACTGACCGACGGTATTGATTATTCCCAGTATATGAAAAATCCGATAGTGCTTTTTATGCACGAAAGGGAGTTTGCAAAAACTGATGAAAATAAAGGAAGTGCTGTTATTGGCAGGTGTGTAAATCTATATAAAAGAGGTACCGATCTTATCGCATCTATAGAATTTGATATGGATGATCCTTTTGCCGCAAAAATCGCCGGAAAGGTTGAGCGTGGTTTCATCCGTATGGCATCGATGTATGCTCCAGTTCTTGGAACCTCATCTGATGCAAAAGATATACTTCCCGGACAACTATTGGAAACTGTGACGGCTTGTAAACTTGAGGAAATATCTATAGTAGATGTTGGCGGTAACGATAAAGCTCTTAAACTTTCTAAAGAAAATACAGCTGTTCAACTAAAAAAAGTTAATCAAAAATCCGAAAATAAAATGTCAGAATTTAAAACAATTGCACTGGCTCTAGGCAAAAGTGCAGATAGTTCCGAAGTTTCAGTTTTAGAAGCTGTTACAGAACTCAAACTTTCACTACAGAAAAAAGAAACTGAAGTAACGGAATGGAAAGACAAATATATTGCTCTTCAAAAAT